CTACGACCTGTCCGTTTGGCAGGGTGATCGCCGCGCCTTGACCTGCTGTCAGGTTGAAACCACCAGTGCCTGGCAAGGTGAAGTTCAAGTCTGTTGGATCAACCGTGGCAACAGTGGCGGCAAAGTTCGGGGCCACCTCAACTGTGTTTACTGCCTGCTGAGCGACAACGCTGGGTTCAATGCCGCGGCCACCAGCTTCGCCACCTGCAACAGCAAGCCGCAGTTGATCAGTGACGAACTCTGTTTGCAATTCGGCCAAGCCCTGCAGCTCAACGGCTGCGTATGCGGTGCTGCGTTGAGCCCAACCGTCTAGCGATTCCTTGAGTTGCGCCAGCAAAACACGCAAACGCTGTGCCTGCACTGATGCCGGGCTGACGATTCCACCGCCTGCTGTTGGTACGCCAAGATCAATGCGGCGTAGGTCGTCTACAGCGCTAAGGATGATGCTGTTGTAATCGCGGACAATTTGACCAGCTACAGCATTGCTGAAACGGTTGAGATCAATGGCGTTACGGTAGATATTGGCGACAGGATCATTGCGGTTGATACGCCGCTTGAATTGCTCAATGTTGAGCAGGCGAGGTGTTACGCCTGATTGCGTCATTGCATTTCATCGTCAGGGCTTTGATCGCCTAGCATCTCTTCGCCAGATACATCTTCAGCGCCAAGGTTTTCAGGCCCGCCAAGTTCAATCAATCCGCCCGATTGCGTAGCCTCTAGTTCTTCCTCAACATCAAAGTCGTCGCCCAGCACTTCGCCTTCTGCCAGTTGATCAAGCAGTGTTTTCTGGGTGATGGTGCCAGCGGTGTAAAGCTGCAGCAGAGCGAGGATCTCCGTGGGTTCAAGGCGTGCGCCCACAAAATCCCGATTGACAAAGCTGCTGCCTGATTGCTGTTGACCAAGGTAGTCAGCGTGATACCGCAGGCAGTTGTCGATCAGATCTTGTACCTGCTGAGCGATGACCATCATGGTGCTGTCGCCTTGGCTGCGGTCAATCCGTTTTGCCTCAGCGGTTTCAGCACTAAGCTTTTGACCTAGGACAGCAGACAGACCAAGTTCGTTGATCTGCGCGGCAAGCTGCTCAAGACGGCGAAACTGCGCTTCGTAGCTTTTGCCATCAGGTTCGATGTACTCAGCACGGCCCTCAGCAGGAAAGGCGATGGCTTCACCAGGACCGGCGGATACTTCCTCGGCAGATGATGGGAAGCCGTAGAAAGCGAGCATGGGCACGCCGCTGATGTGCAGCATGTTGTCCAGATCGCTCTGGATTTGGTAGGTCTTAAGGTTCAGCTCTGCGATGTCTTCCAAAGGTGGGCGTGACTCAAGCAGGCCAACACGGTTGGAGTAAGCAACGGAGAACGGGATGTAATCAAGGCTGGTAGTGCCTTCCGCAACGATCTCGTACTGGCCCTTGGTGTCGGACTGCCGGTGCAATTCGTAGGAGCCAGGGCGCAAGACCCTGATCTGCTCTAGGTATTGTTCGCCGAAATCGCCATCGGGCGCCACGATCAGCTCACGCAGGCGCAGCATGGTTAGCTTCTGTGCGCCGTTGATGATTTCAGATCGCCAGCCAAGAATGTCACGCGGGGTGTAAGTCACCCAATACGGGCGAAGTGATGCAGTGTCAGTGATGTTTTGCAGCTCATCATCTGTTTCGCTGGGAAAGTCAACCAGCACGCCAGCGTGGCCATAACGCACAACTTTACGGGCCAATTCGTAGATAAAAACGTTTAGGTCGTTGCCTTGCAGGTCTACATCAAAAAGCTGCTCACGGATCACATCAGGTACGTCGTCCAGCCGTACAGGCTTACGGGTCAACATGCCGGCCAGCATCCGCTCAAGCCGCTGGTAATACGGCGGGCAGACACTACGGGCTAGGCGGTTGTCGTATGACTCGTCTTGCTCGCGTGGTTCCTGCGGCAGATAACGACGATGCTTGCGGCGCATCCCGAAGGTGCCTTCCATCAGATCCTCGATCAGGATCCAGTGAGGTTCCTGCGCAGCCCAGGCATTGTTGGGATCCTGCACCTGCGTGGCTTTACGCGTCAGAAGCCGGTCATATGCGTTGAAACCGGTGTACATGATCTGCCGCGTTTATCCGTAGTTTGATTCTATTCGTAAATGTAAGCCGGGCCTCCGATACCGCCACACACGGCGTTCAGCCTTTCGTACTGAACCGACCCGGCAGATCAAAGTTTATGCGGCTTCGTCGGCGCTGCTGATTTCATCGTCTAGGGCATCACCAGCATCATTGAAGTCGTGGTCGTAGAGCCACTGTTGAACGGCGGTGAGCATGGCTGAGGCGGCATCGTTGAAGTCGTAGGAGCCGTCATCAACTGCTGAATCAAAAGCGGCCTCAAGGTCGTGCCAGAGGGGTGCGGACATGAGAAAAAGCACAGCCCGATGCCAAGGCAGAGCGGGAACGACTTAAGGGTAGCGGCAAAAGAAAAGGCCCCCGAAGGGGCCAGCGAATCAGCAACCAGCGGGGCCAAGACGGTAGCCGGGAGAGAAGATCATGAACTCGTCGTTCCACTGCAGATCCTTCACCTGCACCGGAGCAGCGGTGTAGTACTGAATTGCGCAGACAGTGACGTGCACTTCGTCACGATCAACCACCTCGTAGTTGATGGGGTTGCGCCAATCGGTGGGATCGGCAACTTTTTTGAAGGCTGCATCAAGCTGAGCCTCGGTGAAGGGAGTGCCGGTTTCGGAGAGAACCAACATTTGAAGAGCCGGCGCCGTGCCGGGAGTGGTGGGGTCGCCCCCTGTCCCCTAATTATGGGGTATACCCTGCCCATCTGTCAACAGGCAGAAGAAAACCCCCGCTTTCGCAGGGGCTCCCTCGCCCGACGCAGGTGAATCTGAACCATCCCTCGGATCGCACGCAGCGGTTGCCCGACTTCAGTTTCAGTTGGCTGGCTTCCCTCGGGACAGACGCAAGGCGTGTGTTAATCCGACTTCCGACAGCGCCCAGCAGGGGACTTCGCTGGTGGCGTCAATATAGCCTGATGCCCGTGCCGCGGCCAGCGCCTTGATGCAGCGGGTTGAACTCACGCCACACCAGATACCCCAAGGCGTCAACCATGTGGTCATGCCCAGCCTCCTTGTCGGGGTCGCCCTTCTCCGTGTAGCTCTGCAGCTCCAAGCATTCGATCAGTCGCTTGCAAGTTTCTGACACATTGAGCCGCACGTCACCCTTGGCGTTTTCCAGCAGGCTCTGCACCGCCAGCACCCGATCACGAACAGGTGGATTGGCCTTGCCGGACTGGTTACTGAACCCGTGGCTTTCAAGGATCTGAATATCGGTGCGGCTGGCGTTGGTGCTGCGGTTGCCGCCGGAGGCGTCGGGATACACATAGATGCGTCTGTCGGGGTAGCGCCGTTTGATCTCTGCCGCCAAGGCGTCGGTGTCATGCGCTCCGCTGACCTCATCGATTACCAGCAGGCTGTTGCTAATCCGCACGCCGATTACGGCGGACATTTGCCCGATGTTGAAGTCCACGCCAACACGCAGGGGCTCGCGGCTTAGATCGGGCAAGCTGTTGACCACATGCTTGGTACGGTCGAAGCGGTCGTAGACCTGGCCCGTATTCAGGTTGACCCATTGCCCTTCTAGGTAGGACTTGATGAGCTGCGGCGGGTAGTTCGCCATCAGGCTGTCCACAAAACCGTCAGGCAGGTGTGGATTGTCCATGGTGCGAGCACGGATCAAAGCGGTGTCTTCACCGGCGTTGCGGTCGAACGTGTCAAATGCCCAGCCATAGCCCTCAGGGGTGGTAGCGGCGTAGAACTGCTGAACGTTGCCAGCACGAAGACGAGCAAGAGCCATGCGTGTTGCCTGCTCTGCTACGCGCTTGTTTGCCGTATCGGCCTCGTCAAAGCCAATTGCACAGAGGTTCTGGCCACGAATTCTGTTCCATGTCTCCATCGTGCGCAAAAGAATGGTGTGACTGCCTTCGGCAAAGTGCAGGGTGTATTCCGGCAGCGGGCTGACGCGGAAGTCAAAGGGGATTTCCCACTCTTCCAGCAGGTCGTCCATAGTGCGCTGCAAGATGTCACGCAGCATCGGGGCGACAGGCTCAAACAAGGCGCTGACGTGGCCGATGTTCAGGGCTGCCATGTGAACGGCCTTGGCTACGAGGCCATGGGTCTTGCCAGCACCAAACCCGCAGACAAGGGCAAGCTTGCGGTGTTCCGTGTCTTCTAGAAACTTTTGTTGATGAGGTAGCAGGTTGGTTTTGACGCGGGCAATAGCGTCTGCTGCTGTTGGGAGGTTTTCAGCAAAACCAGGGATGGCAAGGATGCCACGCGATTCAACAGCAGCGAGAACGCTCACGCGATGAGCTTGGCCAACTTGGCCATGGTGTTAATGCAACCCAAGGCAATGTGCAGTTGACCAGCCTTACGGGCTTCCATGTGCAGCGTGCTGGTTTGGCTTAACAAATCGGCCAACATTTGCGTTGTGTCATGCGCCCAATCTTCACGTATTTGTTCACGCGCAAGCTTTAGGTATTTGTCGATTGAACGCTCTGTAACCCCCCACGTCTCAGTACCGTATCGAACACAATCAGACCGTTTTCCACCGTTGGCGATGATGCGAGCAAGGCGACTAGCGCGGTATTGAACCTCAGCTTTTGTGCTTTCTCTGGCGGCCATTAGATGTCATCCTCAGGGGCAAAATGATCAGCAGGGGGAGGGCAGACAGCGGCAAAATGCGCCTCTGAAGGATGGCAGATAGCGGTGTTACCGGTGAAGTCTTCCCAGCGCTTAACGATCACGTCGCAGTAGGCGGGGTCGAGTTCCATGAGGCGTGCGCGGCGATGTTGGCGCTCGCAAGCAATGAGCGTGGAGCCTGAGCCGCCAAAAAAATCGATGACGACATGCCCGCTTTTTGTGGTTGTATCTAGGGCTTGTTCAGCGAGAGCGACAGGTTTTTGGGTGGGATGAACATATTCTGTAGCACGATCCTTGCCGATGTTCCAGACAGAGCCAATGCGTTTGCCAGTTAATTCAGCTCCACGGTTAAAGACAAGAGCGATCTCATGATCTGTTGAGTACGTCTTCTTCAGATCACCGATTCCACCACCACCTTTGTCCCAGACGACCATGTTTGTAAGTGGTGCAAAGTCCTTTGTGACTGCAAGCCATTGATCTAGGACCTTCCAAGTCGTCCAAACAAAGCAAAAGCCTGACGAGAAAGCGGTTGCCAATGGAAGCCAGTCGCTGATGATTTTGTCATCGTTCTCCAAGACAGCAAACTTGGCAGACTTTGTGCGCATGTTTGACTGGTAGGACATGCCGTAAGGCGGGTCAGTAAACACCATGTCCGCCTTCTTGCCATCCATCAGCCGTTCAACGTGCTGGATGTTGGTGCTGTCGCCGCAAAGCAAGCGGTGGTTGCCGAGGATCCACAGATCACCCGGTTTGGTGATGGGTTCGGCGGGAGGTTCTGGCACCTCGTCGGGATCGGTGTTGCCTTCTACGGGGTCTAGCTTTTCAACCTGTTCCAGAAGCGCCTCAACGTCGTCGTCTTCAAACCACGGGGCGATGTCGTGCTCTTGGCTGAGCTGTTGCAGCATTTCCGCGTCCCATTCGGCTAGGTCAGCGGTGCGGTTATCGGCAAGGGCTAGGCCGACCTTTTGATCTTCGGAAAGGCCGGTGCGGCGAACGGCGATCAGCTCGTCAGGTGCGGCGTCGATGATGCGTAGGCCGTCGATGCCCAGGTTGATGGCGGCTTCAACGGTGCCGTTGCCGGCAAGGATGCGGTTGTCTTCGTCGATGACGATGGAGCGTGCGGGGCCGTAGCGCTGAAGGGACTCCTGGAGAAGGGATGCGGAGGTCTGGGTGCGCTTGCGGGCGTTTTTGTGATCTTGCTTTAGGTCTGACAGCGTAGCCATCAGGCGTCTCTGAATGATGCTGGAAGTGTATAGGGATTTGGTCAATAACGCACGCTATTGAGTCGCAAAGTGCGACGCGTGGGACGATATCGAGCCTGTGGAAAACTTTGCCGAAATAAAGGCTTTATGGGCTTGACCGCCCGTTTTTAGTGGCTAAGGTGTACCCGTTGTTTCCCGGGAAATCCCGGACGCACCCGAAGACCTCCGATGCGCCTTGAACTGCAAATTCCGGATGATTTGGCCGAAGACCTGCTCAGGTTCAAGCCCAAAACCCTGTCCCTGCCTATGTTTTGCGCCTTTTTACTAGAGCTAGGGGTTGACAGGGACGCTAGATTACCCGCGTACCGTGTCGGTGCGGGGACACCACCTCTAGGTAACTCCCAACCGAAGCAGGTTCAAGAATCTACGCCTCAGCAACCTTCCAGCGAAGGGAAGGCTGTTTCGGCTGTTGGTTCAGACGGCTGTTTGGATTTGGCTTTCTTGCCAAAAGACTTGGACACAAAAAAAGAAATAGGCCAGAAAAAGGTCGCGAAATCGGCAAAGGTTGAGTATTCCACAGGCTTCGAGGAGTTGTGGAAAACCTATCAGTCAGCGCCTGATCGAGTCTCATCTCAGTCCAAGCCGAAGGCCTTTGCTGAGTGGAAGCGCATCAAAAAGGTTGAAGGCGAAGAGCGGTTGCTTGGGGCGGTCAATAACGCCATTGCCGTGCAGAAGCGCAAGATGGGTGCTGGGGAGTTCGTAGGCAGCCTTCCTGACCTGTTTCGCTGGCTGCGTGACGGCAAGTACGAGGTGTACCTCGAAGAGCACAAGCGTCAGAGCGGCGGGAAATATTGGGATGAGGGCAACCGCTGCTGGGTTTATGACGACTGATCCTGTCCTGTATTACTCATCTGAGACTCACCATGAAACTGTACGCACCAGAAAACAAGGGCAAGTACGTCTGGCAAACCGCTGATGCCAAGACCAAGCAAGTCAGCTACAGCGTCACCACAACCCGCACAGCACCGCCTGACGCCTGCTACGGGCACCCGATGGGCAAATACGACGATCAGGGCCTGTACATGACCTTCTGCCCGAACGTGGGCGCTGATGACCCCAAGAGCCCGCTGGCAGCGCGTTATGTCGTCCATCCGTTTGCCGGGTCAGAGCGTGACAACGCGGACAAGGAACGGCTTTGGAGGCAGATCTGATGAAGCCCGCTTTTGATCTAACCGAGGTACGTCTGCTGTTGCGCCGTGGCATTGCCGCAGGGCATTGGCGGCTGGAGGATTTGGATCAGCCTTCGCCGGGCTGGATCATCACAATGGAGGATGCAAGGCGCATCCCTGGCTTCGTTCCGCCCACGTATCGCAACCTTCTCAGAGATGAGCCCACAACAACAGAACGCGTCGAAGTCGTCAGCCCCAGAGACTTCCCGGTGGCTACCGCCGCTGCCGATCCTGTTCAACGAGGAAGCGCACCGCTATCAATGGCAGCCAACGGGTCAGTGGCTGAATCATTCAGTGACGCAGGTGTGCAAGGGAAGGAAGGACGAATGGGCAATGCGGAAGATTATGGAGACGAAGCACATCTGGGAACCACGTGGGAAGGCGGTGCATTTGGCACTGGAGACATTTCTGACGACTGGTGATCCTGGGGTGTATCCAGCTGACTACAGCGAATGGGTTGAGCCACTGATTGAGCATTCCGTTTGGCAGACGTATGAGGCGATTGCCTGCGAGTATCGGCTGTGCGATCTAGAGCGCAACATTGCGGGCAGCTTCGATTGCCTGTTGCGGCGTAAGGATGATCATCAACAGCTTGTGTTGGTGGATTTGAAGACGCAGGGCAAGGCCGATGCGAGCCCGTATGACGTGAGCCCGCAGTTGGGCGGGTATCTGGGAATGCTCAGCTTGCACTGGCCACGGATGTACGTGCAGAAGGCGGGAGTGCTGTGGAGCCGGCCTGGCAGTACGACGCTGCAGAAGGTGGACGTTGACGAGGCCGTGATCGAGTGGCAGGGCGCTAGGGACGCGTTTCTGATGCTGAACCAGCCGGAGTTCTGAGCGGGTTGCAACGCCCTCCGTTTAGGGGTATACTCCCTATGGCAGCGATGCCACCACGACACGTAACACCATGACCAACCTCAACCGTGCCACCAAGGCGCAACTAATCGACCTGCTCAACCAGCAAGCCGATACCACCGCAACCCTCAGTAAGCAGGTGAACGAATCCAAAGAACAGATCACCGTTGCTTTATGGATTGCAGCCGTCAGCTTCTGCCTCGGCCTCCTGTTCTGATCTACGGCCCCTCACGGGGCTTTTTTCTTGCATTGCCACCCCGCATGGGGTATACTCCATTTGTACGGGGGGAGACCCCACCACCACACGACCCATGACTCGTTTTACCTGCGCCGAGTACCAAGGCTTTGTTTTCGGCGGACCCGAAGGCACCCGCACCGATTTTGCTGGTAAGCAACTGGCTGATTTCAGAATCCTTGAAGTGCCTTCTGCTGACCTGAAATCCGAAATCGGCTCCTACCTCGCTCTTCGCCTTGATTGGATGGCTGCCCTGTGAAAACCATCCTGTCGCTTTGTGACTACAGCGGCAACTGGGCTAAGCCTTACGCGGATGCCGGCTACAACGTCCGTCTTATCGACGTAAAAACGACAGGCGACTTACGCCTTTTGCCTTTTGACCAGCTCGGCCACGTTCACGGCATCCTTGCAGCGCCGCCCTGTACACACTTTGCGGCCAGTGGTGCTCGCTGGTGGGCAGACAAAGGACCATCTGCATTACTGGAGGGTCTTTCAGTCGTTGATGCCTGCCTGCGCATTGTGACCTTGACCCGTCCGCAATGGTGGGTTCTTGAGAATCCCGTTGGTCGCCTGCGTGATTATCTTGGCCCGCCGTTGCACACCTTTAACCCC